TCACGGCTTCCGGATGCCGTCCACTACCGCTTCGCAGGTGAGGCCTTTTATTCGACTTCGCTCAAGCGCCTCCGCGAGGCTTCCCGCCATTCGGTCAGACTCTTCAAGCAATCCCCCGAGCACCACGATGGCAGGCTCTCTTGCCTGGCGCTGCTGGGTAGTGATGGCACTGCAGGTTGCTGATCGGCCATTCCGCAGTCGGTCGATTTCGTCGCGCATGCCGACAGCCCGAGACTCAGCAGTAACAGCCCTGCCTTCAAGATCCATGATGCGCTCATCTGCTCTCCTGCCCTCTTCGTCCGCCACAGTTTGGCGGCGCTGCTCTTCTGTTCTTGCCTTGGCCGTGGCGCGCAGGTCGCGCTCGGAGACTTCCAAGCGGAAGTCGGCCAGTTCTTGGCGTGCATTGGCGGCATCGAGCTTGCTCGCTCCCACTCGAATTTGCTGGCCTCCAGCGACAACTAGCAGGGCCAGAGCCCACCAGCACCAGGCAGGTACCCGCGTCAGCCAGTTCACACCGCCTCCAGAAACAGCACGCGCTCAGCCTCCCGGCGACGCACCAGGCCGGGCAGCACCTTACCGCCCGCCTTGTTCCAGCGCGGAAACTGCTCGGCAGCACCGGCATAATCACCACGATTGAGCAGGCGCAGCAGCGTCGACGACTCCAGGTTGCCCGCGCCTAGGTTGTAGGTGAAGCTGACCAGGGCGTCCCACTGATTGCCGGTCAGCGGGACCTGCACCAGCCGCTCGACTTCCGGCTCAAAGCGCTGCACGTCGTTGAGCAGCATCCGTTCAGCCTGCTCTTTGGTGACCGACATGCCCGGCTTTACCCCGCGAGTGGCGCCGTAGCCGATGGTCCAGACGCCGACGGCGTCCCGATAGGCCAGCAGGCGCAGGCCTTCGAAGGACTTGATGAGGCTCAGACCTCGTTGCGATGTCCGCATTCACTTTTCTCCAGGCAAAAAAATACCGCCAAGTGGCGGCCGGTGCTTTCGGTATGGGTCAGGCCGGCGGCGCGGGCCAGTCAATTTCAGTGGGGTATCCTGCTTGCTGAGGAATCTCGCCCAGGTCGATGCGATAGTTCTTCCAGGCGCGCAGCAGGTCCTGCTTTGCCTGGTCGGCGCGGCCCAGCTCCACCGCGTCTTGCAGTGGCGCGATGGCCATGTCGGCCGCCGCCCGGCGCTGCGCTGCCTCTGTGACCACGGCAGCCAGCAGCCGCCCGGTGGCAGCCTGCTCTTTCATCTCGCGAGTGATGACCTGCGACCAGTCGATAACACCTGCGGCTGACTGCGGAACGGTGGACGGCTCAATGCCTGGCAATCGAACCGGGCCGTCGGCGGGGCTGACAATATCGACGGGGAAGCGTGCAGATTCTGGCGCGCCGTCGTGGCACGGCAACGTGAGCGTGAGGACCAGCCTCCCATCAATGCGCTCGACTGGCTTACTGATCCAATCGGACCGTACGGCTTCAGCGGGCAGCGTGGCGCCATTCTCCAGCCTGCTGAAATCGAACTGGGTGCCGTTTAAGGTGATTGCTTCGCCCTGCTTTGAGACAACCAGGGTCGCGTCTGGCGACAGCGGAGAAACCGGGGAAAGCTTGATAAGCATAAAGTGCTCCTTAGGCCGTCAGGCAGTGGGGTTTAACTGGACGCATTTTTCAGGCCGTCCGGCTTGGAAGCGGAGGCCATCAGAACCACCGCCCTACCGCTGTAAGTTGCACCTGGTACATACCAGATGCCTGCGTACCGTTCGGGTCAACCACGGTGAACGCCCATGAAGTGGCCGAGACCGCAGCGGAAGCGATGTAGGTCACCCGATTGAGCAGAAAGGCCGCACCAGACATCGTCGGCGGGCTGGCAAACTGTGCGGGGAATGCCCAGGACCCGGCAGCGATGAAGTTGTTGCCGTATTGTGAAGTGAGGTTGTAACCGACCGTGCCTGACCAGGTGCAGATCATCGTGCCGTCTGCAAACTTTACGAACTCACCATTGGCGTTCGACCCACGCTGGATAATTGCCCCGGCAGGAACGCCGCCAGACTGACTCACTGGCCCGAGGATGTTTCTATTGCTGTAGGAGTAGTGCCAGGGACCGATTACGCCAGCCCCATTCGTTGTTCGCCAGTACATAGTCGACGGGGAATCGCCCCACAGTATGTCCGCGCTTCGGCCGCCAGGCTCCCGCTGCAGGTGGAGGCCTACATACGTAGACGTCGTAGGAGAACCAGGATCGTTGTATGTCCGCACAACGCTCCCGAACGTGGCGTTGTTGATAAGCGAGTCCTGCTGCGCCCCTCCCCCCCAGCCAAAATCTCCAACGCGCGTTACCCTGCCAGGGGTGGTGTCTGTAGATGACGTGGTAAGGGCTGCAAATGCGGCCGTACCCAAGCCCGCTAACGTGCTGCCCCAGTCGTTGACGATCTGGCGCAGGCGGTCCGCTGACTCCTTCACGTAGCCCTGCATTGGCGCCAGGCCGTAGGATCCACCGGAGACAGTAGCCCCTTGGTAGGCCGGAAGAATACTGAGCACCGTGGCACTCGTGATGTTGGTTACTTCGTACCAGCGGCCATCAGGCCCTTGAAACGCATCGCCCACTCGGGAGTTTGCAGAAAAGTCGGTGCCGGTACCGGTCACCGTGTTTTGGCCAGCCGTGATAGCGACCTTGCCTTGCCTGTACCAGGGCATGAATTGTTCCTTCAGAGAGGTTTCATTGGGCGCGAGGCGAACAGGGTTCGGCCATTTGCGGTCAGCGGATTGATGCCTGAGCCGTTGTCGCAGTACATCTGCAGAATCGACCGGTTACCCGGAAGGAAACCGCCGAAGTTCGCACGAATGGGCTGGGTGGTCTGAATGATGTTTGTGCAAGAGAACAGTGCGTTGGCCAGCACGTAGTCGTCATAGCTTCCGGTCCACACCATCTGCTGGCTGGGTGCGTAATAGCCAGTGCCTGTAATGGGGTTGCCAGTACTGACAAAAGCGTTGGCTGCCGGCTGGCTGTTCAACAGCGCCAGGTTGGCCGTGGTCACGAACGTCCGATTGCCAGCGGCATCCCTGACGGAGGCGCCGTACTGCCCTGCTGGCGTGCTTGGAGCCTGGTAACTCGCACAGTACCAGCGGATGTTCATGTAACTATCTGCCGCACTTCCATGTGCGCTTTTACTTGACCATTGCTTTAGCCTGAAGCCAGTCCAGTTTCCCGGTCTTCCCTTCACATAAAAATTGCCAACCATCATGTAATCGTCCGCATTGAGGAAGATCAACGGACGTTCATGCGTGGTTATTGGACTCGGAAAAGTTACATCAGCCCACTGAATTAGTTGGGCTTGCATGCCCGGACGCCAATAGACACCTAACTGAAACGCGCCGTTGTAATGAACGGTGAGCACTTTGTTGACCGCATCGATCTGGGTCCGCACGTTGTTGTTGGAGGTCCGAATGCCGTATGAGCCAGGCGCGGAGAACGGCTCGCCACCCTGCGACAGAATCATCACCTGCCAGGTGAGGTTCTGCGGCTGCCGAAGCTGCAATTGCCCGGTCGAATACCAGGCTTGCGGGGAAAACGTGTATTCCCCGCGGTCCTCCAGCGTGTCAACGACCACGAACGACTGGGCCTGGATCTCGGGTACCGCGATGTACTGGTCAAAGCTGCCATTGCCGGTGACCGTCATCATCTTCAGCGAGCGAATCGGGGTGATCGATGTGTCAATTGTCACCAAGCCAGACGCATCCCTGGTGCGTAGCCCGTATTGAGCCGCCATCAGGTCATCCTCCCCAGTGCGGCGCGTTCGATGTAGTTCAGGTCGTAGACATACAGGCCGTAGTTATTCAGCAGGATCGAACCGTCTGCAGTTTGACCGCGGAGCGTCAGTGTTCCGGCTGGCACGTTGATCTCCAGCAATGGCAACCCTTGCGAGTTCACGGCCTGCGAGCGCAACGTCATACCCAGAATGATCTCCTGGATAAAGGCCTTGGAAATAAACGCCTGGTTGATGAACACCTGACCGTTCTGCACCACAAAGGGTGACGACAGCGAGTCATTGATGCCGTTGACCACTGCGAACCGATCGGCGCTCACCAGGAACTGGCTCTGCAACCCGGCCGGGCCGTTCTCGATACCCAGGCCAATGCCTGCGGCGACGTACTGCCCTTGCGAGTTCAGCTCCATCTTCACAGCCCACATCGTCCGCGCTTTGCCGTCGGCGGTAGCCTGGGCCTCACTGACAACCTGAACGGCGGCCGAGGTCTGGCCAATAGACGCTTGCAGCGTTTCCGTCTTGCGGGAGATTGCCTCGTCGCGGGAAGCGCTTGCCTTCACTTCCGCAGCGAAGGCTGCAGTCGAACCCCATTGCTGTAGTGCGCCGGCCAAGTCGCCCTCAGCATCATCATCGCGGGATGAAGCTCGCAGGGCCTGGAGGTTTTCGGCTGTAGCCGTGACCTTGCCGTCCACCTCGGTGATCTTCGTGGTATTGATGTTCACCTGCTGGGCCAGGCCGTTGGCCGACTCAACTGATTGACCAACATCGGTCCAGAGCGTTGGATTGGGCGGTGCATTGCCACCTCCAGGGGCGGCCGCGATATCCTGTCGAGCCTGGTAGATCCGCTCGTCAACGATGGTCATCTGGCCCTTGGTATAGGGCTGCTTTGGGTTGTAGACCTTCAGCCCATCGAGGGCGTCGATCTGATCCTGCAGGCCGTCAATCTTCTCGATCAGATCCTGGCCCAGTTCGGTTTCTCCGATCTGCCCGGCAATCATGCCGAGAATCGGCGAAGCATCCGTGCTGGAGATCCCTCGCACCGCGTTCGGTGCCACCGGAAAGAACGGCCCAATGTTGCCGGTACGGTCCACCAGGCGCGCCCAGAAGAAGAACGACACACCACCGGCCAGGCCCTGCAGCTTGTAGTCACTCTGCGGATAGGCCAGGTCGGTCAGCTTTGTCGCAGCCTGGAGGCTGTTGCTCGGGCTGTACCAGATCTCGGTCCGTTGCGTGTCCGTAGCGCCAGCAGGGAAGCCCCACTTCAAGCCGATGGCGAAGAGTTCACTGGTGGCCGTCAGGTGGGTAACCGCAGGCGGTAGCGTGGTCTTGCCCGACACATCCGTCAGCATCGAGGTCGTCGGCATCGATGCGACATCCGTCGCACTGACAGCGCGCACCCTGGCCAGGTACTGTCCGGCATACACGCCGCGAACGTCGGCTGACAGCTCGCCAGTGCGCGGAAGCTTGATCCAATCCCGGGCGCCCCAGCGCCATTCCACGTCATACGCCACTGCGCCGGGTGCGGCGTCCCAGCCGATGGTCATCGTGGTGACAGCGATACCTTGGTCGACGGAGTTGTGGCTGGTGATCATCACCCGAGCCGGGGCGTCCTGCACGCCTGGTGGAAGAACGCTGATCGGGCGGTCGTCGATGATGGTGCCGTAGTCGATGGAATCGAACTTGCTCGGCTCATGCTGGATCAGCTCCAGCTGGAATTGATGCCACTCCGGTCGGGTGACGTTGCGGACGTAAAACTGCATCAGCTTCAGGTCGTCATAGTCCAGTGCCCAGCCGCATTCGGCCTCCGGCACCTCGCTGTAATCAGCCATAACCGTGATATTCCGACCCGAGACTGAGCGAACCTGCCGCGCCTCGGCCTTCCCGCTGGGTAGGTTGAGTTGCAGGCGTGCACCGGTCGGCACCTCGACATCGCGATCCAGGGTAATAACACGCCCAGCAACCGCAGCAATGCGCCCGCCATTGGCCCGGCCTGCCAGCATCGAGTCAGCGACCGAGATCACCTTCCCCGGCTTCGGGATGTATCCATCCAGGCCGACGCGCATGGTCGCACCGCGTAGCTGCAGCTGCTCAGTCAGCAGCGCCCATTGGCCAGCGCGCTGCGCTTGACCGCGAGACGTACAACCTACGGCCTCGACCGAAACCTCGCGCACGCCATAGTCGGCCATGGCCTCCTCGTCGAAGACCGGCTCTTTATCGGTCTCAAATCCCTGGTCGGGATCATCGAACGAAACCATGGCCAGGCTGTGACGGTCACGCCACTTGCTGCCGGAATACTTGATAGCTCCGTCGCCGAGGATCTGCGCGCCGCTGTAGGTGTAAGCCGAGTCCTGCGGCATGTCGGCGTTGACAACGATCTGGCTGCCGTCCCAGTAGGCCAGGCCGTGGAAGATCGCTGCCAAGTCCTGCAGCACCGCCCAGCCCTCAGCCTGCTTCTGCAGGTAGAGGTTGCAGGTGAAGCGTGGCTCTTGACCGCCCTTCCCGTCCGGCACCAGCTGGTCGCAGTGCTGCGCGATACGGTACAGCGCCCAGCGGTTGATCATGCTGGCATCGATGCGCTCGCCAAGGCCGTAGTACGGGTGCAGCGCCAGGTCGTAGAAGACCCATGCCGGGTTGTTGGTGTAGGCCTCTTTGAAGGTACCGTCCCAAACACCGTTGCTGGTACCCGGGCCGGCGGTCGCATAGGTGCGGGTGACTGGGTCATAGTTCATCGGCACGCGCACGATGCGCCCGCGCATCAAGGCAGCCACTTTGGCGATATCGCCGCCGAACTGCTGGGCGTCGTACTCCAGACAGCCGACCGCCGTAAGCGGATATTCCTGATCGCTGTCGACGACCTCGGCGATGGCTTCGACCACCATGCCATCCGACACCAGAGAACTGTTGGCCTCTGGTGTCAGGCGCCGCGCGCGGATAGACCAGCGACTGCCGGCTGGCAGCTCGATGCGGTGAGAGCGTTCATACTTGGTGATGTTCTTGCGATTGACCTCAGACGCCAGCACCTGCAGATAAGGGCCACCGTCGGTGGAAATATCTACCGCGTACTGAATGCGCACGCCGTTGATGTTGCCGCCACTGTCCTGGGCCTGCAGCTGCGGCCAGCTGAAACGCAAGCGCACCGCGTCGGCCATGTCGCGGCTGACCGTGTAAACCCAAGGCGCTGTGCTCTTGAGTTCCTGTCCAACATCAATCTCGTTGCTGGACTCACTGACGCCCTGTAATCGCTCCTGATTCAGTTCGCCAGAACGGAACTGCCATTTGACGCCCGGATAGTTGAGTGTGCCGTCCTCGGCCATGATTGGCGTACCGTCGAGCTTGATCGAGCGCAGGTCGCTCACTGGTCCGACAATAGGCCCCCAGCTCCACAGATAGACCACGCGCGCAGTAGCGATCGACGGCACGCTGTTCGAGGCAATACTGGGCTGCTTCTGCTTCTTCGCCCCGCCCTTGCTACCAACAACCTGACGCCGCTTTCGACCTGTAGTCCGCCGCGGCTTGCGCTTCACTGCTGCGCCCATGCACCCCTCCAGAAACGAAAAAACCCGCCGAAGCGGGTCAGGTATCGCCGGCTGCTACAGCCGGTCTTGCGTGTAAATGCCGCCTGATTCGACGGCACCGCCAATCTCGCGCTCGCCGTACAGCACCGGGTATGGGTTGCCCTGAGCGATGGTGGTCACTGCCGACCCGAAGCCGTAGCTTGGGTTGTTGCCGTCCTCGTTGCGGTCGAGGCTGCCGGTCTTGGCGGTAGGCGAAAGCATCTGCACCACACCGCCAAGGGCCATGCCCGCACCACCGGCCATCAGAGCCATACCCACCGGGGCGGAAAACCCGCCGAACACACCAGCCACGATCAGCACGGCGCCGAGCACGGTTTGGAACAGGCCGGCCTGCTTGCTGCCCTGAATGATCGGCGCGATGCGAATTACACCGTTGTCGTCGCCCAATAGGTCGAGTTCCTGGTTCTCCAAGTTGCGCGTGTCGGAAAACACGGCAAACACCAGCCCCCGCTCCTCCGCCGTGACCATGAACTTCTCGAAGCCCGGCACCATGGCGCACAACGCAGTGATGGCGTCACGCACGCTGTGCACGTCCAGGGTGTACTCGCGGCCAAAATGCTTACGTGCCACCCCGTAAAGCCTGATAGTCCGCTTCATGAGCGATAGTCCTTGTGGCGCAGCACCAGCCGGCAACGGTTGGCCATAGACCAGCCGTAGATGTCACGGGAGGAAGAACGGCCGGCCATGTGGTGATAGATGAACGGACCGAAACCACCCAACGCCGGCGCATCCTCACTGATCAACGTTGGCTCATCGCCCAGGTAGATGGCGGCGTGGTTCGGGTGGTAGCACGGCCTGCCCGGAGACGGAACCATGAACACCAGCATGTCACCGCGTTTAGGCGTGTCGACCTGGTAGAAGCCGGCGCCAGCAAAGTTGTCCTCATAGAGGCTCGGACTATCAGGATCTTCCCACCACAGGTCCTGGCGCTCGAAGTTCGGCAGTTGCAGGCCGGCCTCACGGGCATACCAATCGCGGCAGGCGCCCCAGCAATCCAGCAGGCCGTGGGCAAATTCGCGGCCCAGCAGCGGCGCCTGGTAGCCGGAGGGCTTGAACCACTCCATGTCGCCACCTGGCCAGCAGACGATACCCCAGGGCACTTCGTGTAATTCACAGCTGACTCGGTCGGCCATGCTCGGGGATGGCGCTGCGTCCGGGTGGCTGTGGATGATCGCCAGCAGTTCGCCGCGATCCTCGGCCTGGGCCAGGTCTTCATGGTGCAGTTCGAAGTGGTCACGCGGCGTCCTGGCAAGGTTCCGGCACGGAACATACTCTCGACCCGAGTCAGTCTTGATCAGCACCCCGCAGGCTTCAGCCGGGTGCTCGCGCTCCGCATGCTCGCGGATGGCGGCCTGCAGCTGTTGATTGATGCGCATCGGTTACCTCGAACTGGCAATAAGACTGGCACCCATGGAGCCGCCGAAGCGCCGGGTATTGCCCCGCGCCTTGCAGCTTTTCCAGCGACCACCGCAGCGATCGAGCGCTGGGTTGTCGGTGGGCTCATCCTTCTTGGTGAACATGGCCGACCCGGTGTAGGCGCAGGCCTCCTGGCGGTACTGCCCGCGGCAGGCCCAGCGGCACAGCTTGGTAATTTGCTGGCTGGGCAGCATCTGGCCGCCCAGATCCAGCGGACTGGAGAGCTGGAACGTCACCTGCTCGCGGTCTTCGTCGGTCTTCTGCTCGATGTACCAGAGGTTTTCCTTGGCCTGGTTGGAGGCGCTTGGGTTGCCGCCGGGGAAGTTGGCCGCATCCAGGAAGTGCCGGAAGGTTTCGATAACCCTCACCTTCGCGCCGGCCAAGTCCTTCAGGTGCAGGCACAGCGCAGTTACCGCGCCACGCACACCGTCGATCTCGTTGGCCAACTGCAGCGTTGGGGTGGCCGGGCGACCATCACCCCGAATATCGAAGCCCTTGGCGGTGAGCTGTTGCGGTGAGTACAGGTTGCCCTGCCAGATGATGTCGCCTTCCTGAGCGTGGCCGTGGAAGCGCATCAGGTTGCCACCCAGGCGCGTAGCGTCTACCTCGAACAGCCGGATCTGGTTGCCCGGCTCGAGCTTTTGGATGTCGGTATTGAAATTCATGGGGCCTCAGAAAGAAGAAACCCCACACGCGGTGGGGTCAGTAGGGGGTGAATCGCTGCTCGAAACTCCAGTTGATCGTGACCAGCTTGGGGTTACCTCTGGTCCTGAGCTTGTAACCATTGGCCCGGTACCGCCCTTGCACACCGCCAGGGGGCGTCCAGAAGAAGGTCTTGTAGCCTTCGTGCCGGTCGAGAAAATCGCGAATTGCCAGAGCCTCCTCGCCCGCCTCCAGCATCCCGGTGTGGGATGCGCTCCAGGACTGCGACTTCGTATTGATGCCGGTACCGCCTGATTGCACATACCCATCGCCGAATTCGTTTTCCCAGGTGCGCTGGCGGACATCGCCGTCGATCTCGGCCTCCACGTCGAAGCTGAAGGTTTCCGTCATTACCGTCTCCAGAAAATCCCGCCCTGCTGCGTTTCTCGCTCCATCACATCCATAATTTGACGCTCCAGTGCCTGAGAGACTGCTTCGCCGGTTCGCTGAGCGTCATTGGCGCTCGCGCCTGGCTGGGCTTCCACTGTGACCGGTGCATTGATGATGATCGGCCGCATGCCTGAAGACTCGCCCGCAGCGACGCCAGCCGCCCCCGAGCTGCCCGCCATGCCAATACGGCCATCACTCAGTGCCTCAAGGCGACCAACACCAATGCGAGCCGTGGCCTCGGCATCGAACACGTACTCACCGCGGTGCACCGGGCCGGCCACTTCATCGCGGCGACCGTGCCCCGTGTAACCACCATCCATAAAGCCAGCGCCAGCCATGGCTGAAGCGGTGGAAACCCCTGCGACCATCGGTGCTGTGGCGGCCGCAGCAGCAGCCGCAGCAGCAGGCGCCAATGCCGGACCGGTAAGGGGGATGGCTGCCGTAGACGCATAGGCGGCCAACTGAGCCTGGAACGACATTGCCTGTGCGTTGGCCACCATGCCCAGACTGGCTACCGATTGGGTGCTCTTTCCCACAACTGCTTGCACGGCACCGTAAATCAGCCACTGAGCCGCCATATCCATGAGAGCGCCAACCATTGACTTGGCCATCCCCGCAGCAGCATCCGCCACTGCGTCCCCTGCGTCTTTCGACTCAGTGATGATGTCGGTAAAGGCGCCGCCCAGCTCGCTGGTTGCAGAGCCCAGGGTGCCGCTCACGAAGTCTGCCGCCTGGGCCGCGTAGTTCTGGGCGTAGTCAGCGTAATCCTGCCAGGCGTCCTTTGCGCCGTTCAGCCAGTTGGCCTCGGCTTCATCGACTCGCTCGTAATAGAACTGCTGAGCAAGAAGCCGCTGGTTATAGGCATCCTGCAGGGCCTGAGTTTCACTAGCGTAAAGCTCGGTGCTGATTTGACCGGTATTGCGCTGTTCATTGAGCGTGGCCACATCAGCAGCGTACTTCTGCCGAACAGCCAGATCGGCACGCATCCGGTCACGGGCCTTTTCGCCCATTCCGATACCGGCGAGCTCCTGGGAGTAGCCGTCAACATCCGTCTTGGTGCCAACGGCCAGGGCTGCCTTGAAGGACTCCAGTTTCAGCGCGTCTTCGTTGGCCTTTTTCAACTTGTTCAACGAGTCGAGCTCTGCCGCCATGCCCAGAAGACGCCTCTTCTGCGCCTCCGTGAGCTTGCCAAGCTTCCCTTCCTGCAGCTCGAAAGACAGCTTGGCTACCTCCGTGGCGTCCTTCTGCTTGTCGCCAGTGGTGTTGATCAGTTCGATCTGGCGCTTGTATCCCTCCTCGGTAGACTCGAAGTCCTTGAGCTGCTTCTTGGCAGCAGACTCGCCTTCGGACGAGTTCTTGCGCCCAGCCTTGGCTGCAGCATCATCGGCTTTCTTCTGCGAGTCACGAGCAGCGGCAGCCGATCGGATCGCGGCGGCCATATCGTCGGTGAGGTCAGCATTCTCCTTGATGAATCGATTGGCGGCCGCGAGGAACGTCTTGTCCTTGGATGCAGCGAGCTGCTTGAGCTGTTGATCCAGATATTTTTGGCCGGCAGCGGCTGCCTCTGCAGCCCTGGCCGCGTTGCGCCCCATAGCGTCTGAATGCTGGTCTGTCTGCTCCGTGAGCCTTGCAAGAATGTCGCGTTGATGCTCAAGCTCGGCGCTGAAATCTGTAACCGGGCCTTGGCTCTTTTCAACAGTGCGGGCCATCGTTTCGGTCACGCTGGGGAATTGGCGGAGCTGGTCAGCTACTGCCTTCCAGTCAACCTTTACCCCATCTGCCTGGTTAGCTGAAGCCTGCCTGACAAGCTCTAATGCTTTCTGAGCGTCATCTGGCAGAGGTACCAAGCCAGCCATTAACCCGTCAGCACCAGCAGCCCCCATGCTTCTCATGTCAGCTTCGAACTGGTCAGCAATCGCTCCGGACATCTGGCGTAGCTGATCCTGCATGTCCTCCACTTTGGAAGTGAGCTCGCGCAGAGTTACCGACTGTGTAGCGCGATTGAGTTTGTTGAATCGCTCGGCGAGCTTGTCAACGGGATCGGCAAGATCGCCAAGCTTCTTTTCCAGATCGCTGGTGTTGTCTCTAAGCGCTAGGAACGCTGTAGCAGCGCCAACTGCAAGGGCGATGATCCCCACGGGGCCGCCGAGCACCCCCATCAGACTGAAGCTTGCACGACTCGCCACCTCCTGCGCAGCGCCGGCCGCAGCTGTTGCGCGCGCCTCCGCCATCCTGGCCTCGGCCAGCTGCAGCGACATCTGAGTCTGCACTGCCGTTCCGCGCGCCGCGATCGCCTCTTTCTCGGCAAGAAATACCGTTGTCTGCGCCTTCTGTTGCTCCGCCTGAGCAGCGAGCAACACGGCGGCAGCTTGGGCCTTCCTTGCTGATGCATCCTTGAGTGCAGAGTATGCGGACCCTACTGCTGCCGCTCCGTACTTGGCCAGCGCAGCAGTGGCTGCGGCCAGCGCGATGTCAGCGAGGTTTCCAAAGTTATCGCCCAGTAACGAAATTCCACTGGCGAGCTTCCCGGTGAAGTCGGTGGCTTCGTTGGCTTGGCCGATGTAGACCGAGAATGCATTACTCAGGTTCTGCAAGGCATCCCGCACCGCTACGCCCATGCTGTCGGCAAGCTTGCCATTGGCCTCTGCTGACTTCTGTAGGCCGTCCGTGAGCACGTCCAGACTGAGCTTGCCCTGCGCTCCGAGAGAGCGGATCTCTTCTGCGCTCTTGCCTGTCGCCTTGGATAGGGTGCCCACTACAGTGGGCATTGCCGCCAGGATCGACTGCCATCCATCCGCCTCGACTTTTCCGGTCTGCAGGGCTTTGGAGTAAGCATCGATTGCCGAGGACGCCTTGTCGGCACTGGCTGAGTTGGTCACCAGCAGGAAACTGAAGCTGTCCATGACATCCAGCGCCTGGCCGGTGCTTTTCCCCATGGACTTCAGGCTGTCAGCGGTCCTGATGAAAAGCTCTTGCGCTTCGCTCAGCGGTCGATAGGTGCGCTTAGCCGTTTCGAGTAGGCGCTCCTGAACCAGGTTGTACTCGCCGAAGCTACCGGTGGCGAGCCCAATCCGGTCAGACATCTGCGAATAGGAGTCAGCCGCCTCAATAACTGACTTGACGGAGATCGCTCCAGCGGCCAACCCCATAGCACTCCTGATCAGTGCGCCCGCGCTCTTGGCGCTTTCGCCGACACGGTCAAAGCCATCATCGATCTGCGCAAGGGAGCGATCAATCTTCATGGCGCCTTGCGCTACTGTGGAGTCGGCGCGAGCGATTTCCGAGCGCAACTGGGCCGTGGTTGCCTCAATTCGGACCAGCATTCCCTGGATATCAGTATCGGCCATGGTTTCTCCAGAAACGAAAAAGCCCGCAATAGCGGGCTTTCCAATTGTCATATGTTCACCGAAGCTGAAGCTCGGCCTTGTACTCATTGGCTTTCATTTTGAACGCCAATGCTTCGCTACTTTCGTTAAGATCCTTACCCCACATGGCTGCATCCATGTAAGTGAGGTAAGCGGAATACAACGCCTTTAGCCTATCCCGCATTGCATCACCCTCCGGGTACTTATCGATCTCTCCCTTTATCCTTGTCTTCGCCGACTCTTTGCTGCTCCGAGAGCACTCTCTGGCTTCTGCAGTCAAGCCGTCTTGTTTCTTGCCTTTCGTAGCCTGGGCCAATTGCGATTTGAGTCCGCAGATATAAACCTGAGCCCCCATTTCAGTTTCAAGAGGACTTCTATTCAGGCTCTCCGCATGCACGACCTGTGACAACGCACCGAGCAAACCCAGCATTACAAACGCTTTCTTCATAAACCCTCCAGAAAACCTTGGAGAGTAGCAAAAGCACTCCTGCACACCTATCCCGCCTTGCGCCCAGTCAGCGCCTGCCGCAGCTTGTCAGCCACGGTCGAAGCCTTGGGCTTCTCCTTCGGGCCCGCTGCCTTTCCGCTGCCGAATGGGTTGGTCATTTGGGTCCACTCGATCCGGGCGTCCAGGGCCAGGAACAACTCAGGAAGCGGTGTGCACCAAGCTACCTGGGGTGACCAGCCAAGCCATCCAGTTGCAATCGCATACAGCCGGTCAACGTAGCTGCCGTCCTCGACGACGCTTACGCCTTCCCGGCTGCCGCGTTTCCCTTGTCGGGGCCCCGAGGGTTGTACAGCGCCGCCAGGTAGGCGTTCACCTGGGGCGATACTTCGAGCACCCCAGCCTGCCAGACCTTTTCTGAAATGGCCTCTGCGGCCTTGCCTTCCAGCCCGGCGCCAGCGGCGATGATGATCGCAACACCGTCCACGCTCAGGGCGGTGATCACCTGGGATGCACCGCGCAGGCCGCCAAAACGAGCCTCGATTGCGCGCACTGCCTTCAGAGTCGGCACCAGGTCGAATAACTCCTCGCCCACCTGTACGGTGACAGTGCCGTGCAAAGTCTTGTTCATGGATTGCTTCCTATGAAGCCGGGGCCGAAGCCCCGCGCGTTATGGGGTGACCGGGGCCGGGATCAGCTCGAGGATGTCGGAGTTGATGCCGATGGTGACGTTGCGACGAACAACGTTATCGGCGCTGCCTGCAGCAACGGTGTTGTTCATCACCTTGCCACGGAAGTAGAACGTGGTCGGGTTGATCACAGGGTTGGCATCAGGATCGCCGTCGTTCAGGGTGATCTTGATGTTGTAGTCGCCCTTGCTGCGGTCCTTGTGTGCACCCTTCAGGGCTACCTGGCCGGCATCGCCGTTGTCCAGGCCGACAGTTACGGTCAGGTCGCCAGCATCGGCGGTGCCTTTGTACTTGCGCACCCGGCCATCGCGCAACGAGGTGAAGGTGACGCTGCTGAAGGTATCGCCGAACTCGCCAAGGTCCTCGACCTCGCCAAGCTCGATGTAGGTATCAGCCTTGTACTCGGTTTCGGTGTCGGCACCGGTCTTGCCGCCGAGCGCGATCCGGCAACCGGCAGCTGTATTGAGATTGTCTTCGGCCATGGGGGGTCCTCCAAAGGCACATTGGATAAAAGCCGCGGCGCGGCCGGTGTTGGATTCAGTGGGTGGTGATCACGCGAACCGTGATCGAGCCCTGGTAAGTGACACCGTCGGCATCACGCTGAGCGTCAGCCTGCTCGACGCGGACAGATACCGCCCGACCGGTGGCCAGTGGCAGCCTGCGCTCGTCGAGGGCATTGATAATCTCGCCGTTGATACGCTTGACCTCGGCCTGACCAATGGCATCGGACCACACCGAGAGGTAGATCAGGCGCTGCTCACGCTTGCGACCTGCGATCGGGCGAATGTTCGTGGAGATTTCCCGGTCGATAGAAACATAGGGCTTTGCCGTGTTCATCGGCACCCCGTCGAAGATCGGGCAACTCACCTCGGCCTCCAGGCGCGCGAACAGCGCCTCTTGCAGTGCGACAGATGGATCAGCCATCGGCGCTCCCCTCGCTGGCCTTGCGCAGCGTCCGGCGCACTGCCTCGGCAATATCCGCCAGGACTACGTCCCGGTTTACGTCCAGCGCCGGACGCAGCCACGGGTGGGCAGGCCTAGCCGGAATATCCGGATACTTGCCGAAGAAGGTGGTGCCATCGCTCTTGTTCTTCGTGTCGCGGCGTCCGAGGCGATTCTTACCGCTCAGCTGCGAGCGATCTCGGTTGGTGGTGTGTGAGCCCGACACAGCATCGGCGTCAGCCCGATGATAGAGCTTGCCGCTATAGCCCTTGGTGCCGTACTCGACAAAGCGCAGATAGAAGAAGCGCCGGTTATTACGCTTGCCGCGCAATCCGATCTGCGCATCCAGGCCGCTCGCCGAAACGAACGCTTCCAGGGCTGCAGCTGCTGCGCCAGTGTCTTTCGGCACCAGGTTGCGCATTGTCTGTAGGATCTGGTCCGCGCCGCTCTGCATGGCTGGCTTGAGCTCATTGTCCATCATGGTGTGGATGTTGCGCAGTGTGCGCCGGAGCTTAAAATCTCCCGACATCCTGGAGCGGCGAACGGCCATGGACTACTCCTTGGCCGGGGCAGCTTTGGCTGGCTTCTCGGCCTGATCAATCACCTCTTCGGCATAGCCGCGGGCAATCAGCCCCCTGCCTTCTTCAGCCGAGACCTCAAAGGCTTCGCCCTTCTCGCGATCACCAACGGCACCCGAAAGGATGCCCAAGGCACGAATTTTCATATTGCTCACCTCATGGGTTAGGAACGGTGGAACACAGCAAGCGCAGCATGGTGCGGTCGTTGTCCAGCAGCGGAGCCTCGACCTTGTAGGTGATGCCACGGTATGCCAGGCGCCAGCCAGCAACTATGTCTGCCCGGGGCCTGATGCGAATCTCCGCGCTGATCACCGCCTGCAGTTGCTCTGCGACTGGAGCGACACGGCCGGTCGGCATGGTGATTTCCGCCCAAACCTCGCCGGCGTCCAGCCAGGTCTCGGTGGCGCCACCAGACGCGTTCTTTTGTCGGTGCGGCTTCTTCACCACGCACCGGTGCTTCAGCGGGCCGGCCCTCATATATTCACCCAGCGGTGCGGCTTCCACAGGGCATTGGTGGCCATGGGAAGCTCAGCGGTGATCGTTCCGATAACGACAGTCTCGCGACTTGCGTACCAGTGCCCGATCAGCAGCAAGGCGCCTTGGCGGATGGCCTTGGTGATTTTCAGGGCATTACCAACTGGGTCAGGCATCGCGGCACCCTCCTCGATCAACGTGCGATTGGTCCAGAGCTCGAAGGTGCTCAGGGCTGCGTCCGTGTAGCCCTGAATCAAAGCGTCCTCTTCGTCACCATCCACCCGGAGATGCGCTTTCACGCTCGCCAGGTCAATCATTTTTCGGGACCAGCGCCTTCAGCTCTTCCTTCTTCGCGCCAGGATCGAACGCGATGCCTTTGGCGGCCAGCCACTTTTTAAGCTCAGGCACACTCATCTTGAGTGGGTCGACCTCAGCGTGGCCTTGTCCGTCGAGATAGGTGGCCACCCCCAAATGCTCAACAGCCACCAGCGCACAGCGATCGGAGACGTCGTGCTCACCCGCCGGGATCTCCACCACCTCGTTGCCACCCTCAGCAAACTTGAACGCCTGCTCTACAGAAATAATCGGCATAAATCCTCCGTTGAATGGGCGCCCATAGGCGCCCACACAGTCAGGCCGCGCTCAGGGTGAGGACCTTGATCGCCTGGGAGTCGACGAGCATTCCGCCGACGCGCTTGGTGGTGTAAAAACCTACGAACGGCTTGTTGGTGTAGGGGTCGCGCAGGACGCGCGTGCCGATACGGTCGACGATGGTGTAACCACGCTTGAAGTCGCCGAACGAGATCGCGTTGGCATCAGCAGCGACATCAGGCATGTCTTCGTTCTCGGTGATGCCGTAGCTCAGCAGCGTCGACGGCTGACCGAGCTCCAAACCAGGACGCCACAGGTAGTTGCCTTCGCTGTCCTTCAGCTTGCGCACGTAAGCCAGGGTCAGGTTGGTCATCATGAAGCGGCCGTTGGCACGGTAGCCCGCCTTCAGGGAATGGATCAGGTCGATCAGGTTGTCACCCGTGATTTTGCCGGCGGCGCCCGAAATGATTTTCTGCAGCTTGCCGAAAGCTCGGGTCTTGTCGCCATCCGTGACCAGGTCGTACGCCAAGTAACCCTTCGGTTTGCCCACACCGTTGCCGCTGGTGAACGCGCTTCCCTCCTTCTCGGAGAACTCACGCGACACTTCGCTGTTCAGCCAGCCCTCGGCATCGAAGAAGATGTCGTCAAGGCTGGTCTGAGTGGCCTGCGGGTTGGCGTAGATCTCGCCCATGAACGCCGAGATCTGACCGAGAGTCGGGGTACCGGTCGCCGGACGGGCATCGGTTTCACCTACCCAGCCGGAGCCAGCGCCGCCCAGGCTTACCAGTCGCTTGTAATCCGGCGAACCAACGGTGATCTGGTTGCACACTTGGCGCATCGGCGAAGTGTCTTTCAGCAGCTCAATGATGCTGCGATCCAGCTCTTCGGGGACTGCGTAACCACCGTCAGCGTCGGTACCGACCTGCAGCGCTTTGGCCTGAAGGTCGCCCAAACCGGTATCGATGCCCTTGCGGACGAACTGCATGAACGCGGTCTTGTGCTCGCTGGCAGCCTTGGTGCCGGTGCCGTCAGGACGCTTCAGGTCGGCCAGTTCCTTTTCCAGCGCCGACTTCAGCGCGTCGAGGTCGCCCAATTTTTCGTTCAGGGTGTCGACCTGGCCCGAGAGCTTGCCCTTCTCCTCCTCCAGCCCGTCGATGCGTTTGTCGTTGGTCTTCTTGAACTCGTCGAACTTACGGCCCAGGGCTTCGGCGACGTCATCGATGTCTTTCTTTTCAACAGCCATGAGAGGCTCCTTACATTTTGTCCAAAAGGGATTTCAGGGATTGAAGTGCTTCGTCGGCACCCGCCTCTCGCGGTGAAACTGCGCCGTAGCCTTTGGCCATGAAGGCCTTGGCCTGGGAGCCCGAAAACCCTACCTCTCGCAGGGCGCGCTCCACTTTGCTGGGCGGCGGAGTTTCGCCGCGTTCCAGCAGAGATTTCACATCGGTGACATATGCCGCTTCGTTCATGGCGAACGTGACCACCGATACTTCCCACAGAGTGATCTTTTTCAGCAGGTAGGCGCCTTTGACGCTATCCCACTCCCAGTCGTCGAGCGTGTAGCCGATCGACAGACCAGTGACACTGCCAGCCTTCATGTGGGCATGGGCACGGCGAGCAAGCGGATCGTCATCAATCAGCAACTGGCCTTTTACATACAGACCCTTCTCATCCTCCTTCATGTCAGTGTGAGGGCCGATGGGCTCGTGGGTCTTGTGCTGCCAAAGAACCGGAGGCAACTTGTTCTTGCCCCGCCACTCGATCAGCGAATCAGTGAAAGCTCCTGGCATCACGATATCGGAGCCATGATCCTTGACCCCGAACACAGAGCCATACCCTTCGAACTCGCCGGCCTCGGACAACGCCTTGAGCTCGAAGGGGACACGCATTTTCTTAATCACTGTTGCCGCCCTCCGGCTTGGTGGTCATGTTCATCGGGGTTAGGTACACATCTCCGCCTTCACGCGGATTCTCGTCCTCCAACTCCCGGCAGTCGTTCGGGCTCAGGATTCCCCACTGAATACCCTTGCCGTAGGAGTTGTAGCGCCCATTTAGGTCGCCGCGCATCAGGGCGCCGGCGTTGAATTTGGCGTAGTGAGTCAGTCGGTCCTTCTCATTGAGCAGGCCAACCTGAATCCGGTGTTCGATGCGCGTGATGATCGGCACCAGGGAGTAGTTCACGAAGTTCATGCCCATCTGCTCAACGTTGTTGAGCGTCATCTTTTCCATGTTCGCCACCAGGTGCGGCGGTACACGGAAGAGGCCGCAGAGCTGCGCCTCGGTCATACGCTTTGACTCGATGAATTGGGCGTCCTGGGCGTTCAGGCTGATGGGCTTCCAGTCCAGGCCCATCTCCAGGATCATGGGCTTGTAGGCGTTTGCCGCCCCCATATGCTCGCCCTGGAACTCTTCCTTCAGCCTGGCGAACGCTTCATCGGTGAGCGTCTGCTCGGTACGCAGCACCCCGCTGGTGACTGCCCCGTTGGTGAACAACTTTCCGGCATGGGCGTCCATTGCCTGGCCAAGCCCAAGCGTCTGGCGAGCGTAGGCAATTGGGTTAAGGCCGTTCAGCCCATCCAGAGTGAATAGCCGGACGTGCCAGATCTCTTTCTGCGAGAGCGTCTTCTGTCCAGACTTGAAATCGACCTTGTATTCAACGGTCCAATCGTCGTTCAGCTTCGGCTGGACGATGTCGGGGTTGAGCGGAAGAAGCTCGATTACATTGCCAAGGGCCTCGACCTTGTAGGCGTAGAAGTTGCCGCGCAGACAGAGGCAGGCGACAAGCATTTCCCAGAACTCCTGGGACGTCATGTAACCGTTCGGTGCCATGGTCAGCAGCGGGTAAAGTCGGTGACCTGTCGCCGGTAAACGTACCTTGTCCGCCTGCTTCATCAGGCGGCACGGCAGCATGCCGATCGACTCGGCCAGCACGCGCACGCAGTTGAATACCACCAGCTGCTGCAGAGCGCTGGTGGTGGTCACGCGCTGTCCTGAAGAAGTTTCGTATCCGGAGCCCATCGCCTGGGCCAGCTTCTCCGGCGTGTCGATGGCTAGCGGGTTGCTCTTTCTCCCAAGCAGGGCCTTAAACATCAACTCCCTCCTCGAATGACGGCATACGCCGACAGTGACATGAGGATCAGCCCGCACACGGAAAGCGCCACGGCCTCACCAAAGCCAACCCATAGACCGCGCGCGAGCAGACCAAAGCCGACCATGCCGACCACATCCGGCAGGCTTTCGCGCAGCCAAGCGAAGGCTGACACCCCGTCTTCGCGAGGCGCCTCTTGTTCAGGGGTCATAGGGTTCTGATTCCGTGTTTGGTTATGTGATCCGAAAGGCTTTTCTCGGGCTTCGCCTCGGTCTGGTTGGCTGCTCCGACAGCCATCGCCATAGCGACGGCGCCGTCGATGCGGCCGGTCTTTTTCCGCTTGGAGAAGATTCGGTTTTCCTGAGCGTCAGCCTCCATTACCGCCGAGGCCACGTTCCAGGTCAGGCAAGGGTTCTCCAGCACCTGGATCTTCCCGGTGAGGATCAAGTCCTCCAGCAGATCGATAGAGTGGGTCATCCAAAGGTTTGACTCCCGAGCTGGTCGGAAGCCCTGACCATGAGGCACCAGATTGAGCTCAATGCCCTGCGCCTCCAGTTCAGCTTCGAGATAAGCCATGTGATACGGGTCAAACGCCACGGCCTTAATGTCGTACTTGGCAGCCAACTCGCCGAGGCGCTTAGCGACGAAGGCATAGTTGATCGCTTTTCCGGGCGGCGCATGAATATGCCCATCCCCAAGCCACACTTCATACGGCACACCATCTACCGCGGCGCGATCGAGCAGCGTGTCCTTCGGTGTCCAGAACTCAGCGATGGACTTGCCCGACTCAGGGAAGTACAGGTTCAGCGCAGTCAAATCTCGCTTGCCGGAAAGGTCGAGGCCGCCATAGCAAGCCTCGCCTGCCAACTTCTCCCGGTCAAACTTGGCACAGCAGGACAGCCAGGTATCGATTTCTACCCACGGGTTCGCAGCGTCCACCCACTGGCAGAAGTTCAGCCGCCGAACTGTGCTCGCCTTCGCCGGCATGCCCTTGGCATCGGTGACCTGCTCGCGCAGGTACTTTGGCTGGAACGTGTGCCCCAGCGAAGGGTTGGCCTTGCCCCAGCACTTCTCATCCTTGAACGGGTCATCGCCTTTGTCCAGGGAGCAGATAAAGGCAAAGAACCCGTCGTTGAAATGACGATGACGCTTCGTCACGCCCTTGGCGCCAGCAGCACAGACATTCACGCCAAGCTGGTGATAGCTGTAGCAAACCGAAGTCCGGTCGTGCCCGCTGTTGGTGATCATCAGGATCAGCGCTTGCCGCCGGCCTTTTGTACCGGCACGCATGAACTCAACGGTTTTGTTGTTCTTGTGTTCATGCACCTCGTCGATCAGGGCGCAGTGCGGACGCGGACCTGACTGGCCATCGTCCGAGCTGATCGGTCGAAAGAAAGATCCGGTCGCGAGGTAGGCCAGGTTCCAGACCTTCTCATCACGGCCTGACTTCTTGATCTTCTTCATCAGCGCCGGCGACTGATCAACCATGGCCACCGCGTCACGGAACAGGATCATCGCCTGGTCACGCTTCGTTGCCGCCGCGTAGACCTCGGCCCTTGGCTCACCGTCAGACGTCAGACAGTACAGGCCGATACCAGCAGCCAGCGGCGACTTGCCCGAGCCTTTCCCTGACTCGATGTAGACCGTACGAAACCGGCGGTAGCCGTCCGGCGCCATCCAGCCAAAGATCGAACCAACAATGAATGCCTGCCAGGGCAGTAGGACGAAGGGGCTACCTTCGTGCTCGCCGCCGTTGAGCTTCAGCACTGTCTTGAAGTATCGGATCGCCCGGTTTGCCTTCTCCAGATCCCAGGTCAACCCACGCTTCGGCCCATCCTCCAGATCGCGCAAGTGACGACCACAAGCATTGCGAATATCAGGGCCCGCCAAAACCTTGCCGGAGTAAACCTCTTGGGCCCAGGCCGTTACCGGGTCGACCGCATAGGAAGCCTTCTTGACCTCAACTGAAGAACTCGTCTTCCGGGTCTTTGCTTGGAGGTTCGCCAATGGCCTGGACCTTGGATCGGGCGGCGGGTGTCATGCCGAAATGGGTAAGGTAAGAGAGCAACCGGCGGTCGGCATCAGCCGCCATCGCAACGGCCGGGTGCGCTTTGATAAGTCCGGCCTCGGTCGAATAGGTATGGCCCTCTTCGGAAATAACTTTGGTCAAGCGGCGGACCTCGGCGGCCACTTCGCACAGCCGCTCCAGGGTTTGAAGATCAGCTTCAGTAAGCACGCCCATGGAAGCGGCGAGCGGGCAGAACACTTTCCAAACCGCCTGCCCTTCCGCCGTCATGGTTCGGGGCGCTGGCTGGTATGACGCGACCGCAAGCTGAGGCTCCCGCTTGTTTTCCCGACTGGCACGCAACGTGCCGGTGACCTTTTTCTGGGTCGTCGGGGCGGGGGTTCTTCCCTTCAAAAAAAACTCTCCAATTCTGGCTTTTTGCGTAAAGAGGGTCGAGGGCGGTCCTATCTGGCGGAATCCCGAACTTTTGACCCCTCCCCTAGGGGCTGTGCCGTGCTACACCGGGTGGCGAGTCGTTTCCCGAGAATAATTCTCAGCTCGGCGACTTCTTCCGGTTCCAGTGATGGTTCGGGTCGATGGGCAGACCATTGACGTCGCACCCGACCACTACCCCGGACTTCTCCTCTCGCTGCTTGGCGCTGTCATGGCAGAGCTTGCACAGGCTCTGGAGGTTGGTTGCATCGAAGAACAGCGTTACATCACCACGGTGCGCCTTGATGTGGTCAGCGATACCAGCAGCCACCGTCCGGCCTTGAGAGCTGCAGCGGCGGCACAACGGCTCCTTCTGCAGCTGCGCCCATCGAAGTCGATACCATTCCTTGGTCTTGTACAGGTGATGCCAGGACGAACCGGTAGCCATCAGCCTTCAACCTTTCGAGTCATGAACCGATCAGAGTATTCGCGCAGCTTCTCCACCCCGATGAAGCCGACCATGCACCCAGCAAACACCGCCAGGTTGGTGGGCAGCGAGAAGTACTCAAGCACTGGCATCAGGCTCGTACCGATCAAGCCACACAGGATCCCCTCGAGGATGACCTTGCGGCGACCACCACCACCGTAGATAACGCGGCACATCGCAACGGCAGCTGCCGTTCCACCGGTGTACAACTGGGGCTGATGGGCAACCAACCAGGCAAACACTGCGGCCCAAAGGCCAGGATCTTTCTCAGGCATATGGGCCATTCCGGTTACTCCCTGCCAGGGAGCTATGAACAAAAAAGCCCGCACTTGGCGGGCTCAGTAACCGTGTCGGTAGTCAGAAGACTCGACCCACGTCGTAACTATTTTTGAGTTGATTGACGATTGCAGTGCAAACACCCTCATAAGCGTGGTCGGCTTCTTCTGCTGCACCCACTAAGAACGAGCCATCGAAGTCTCGGCTATAGAACTCATATCCACCTTGCTTAGCCGTCACTTCTAGCTGGAAAACATGGTGCGTCTTAGGGAACTGATCTGGCGCATTTTCAAGCGTAATCGCAACCGAAAAGTCCAAAACGCCATCGACGCTGCTGAATTCATGACGCCCCTTCTCCTCGAAGTTTTGAGGCGACCCCGAACCCATGCGGACATACTTCATTACGACACCGTCCTTGGGGTTGACCCAGTGCGGCGAATCCAACCCCAAATAGCGCTGAAGGGCACCTACAAACCGCTGAGCTTGCGCTGAAAGACGATCAAGTTGCTCCATTCGAGCCGCATTGTATTCAGCGCGCCGGTGAGATAGCTCTTTAAAAACCGACATTTCCAATCTCCACATTAAGGAGATATCAAACTGCCACACAGAGCATGGTTTATCCACAAAAAAGCCCGACACTATGGCCGGGCTTTAACTGGTCGAATCTCATAACGCGCAAGATCGACATGATGGGGTTAATTTACGATCATTCCGCCAGCATGGTCAAGCGGCATCAATGAATATTTCTTCCCGGTCGAAGATTTCGGTGGCATGCACCACTGCGGCCTCCTCCAGTACCTCTAGGCATTTGCCGATCCCGGTCTTCCAGCGACGGCGCGTCGACTCCGGCTTGCCCTCTACGTCCCAGGTATTCATGTCATAGAACTCAGGCGGCAGCACGATCATGTCAGTGGACCGCTTGCCGACCTGCATCCCGCGCAACTTAGGGATGGCCCAAGCGGTGACTGCTTTATAGATAAACAGCTGAGGCGCCGGAGAACTCATGCGGCTGATCAGGCGACCGATCGCGGCAACCTTGTTGGCCTTGTGCGTGGAGTACTTGGCAATCAACACATCCCACTGAGCGGGTGCCAGCTCCCGGTGCAGCAGCGCATGCAGGCAGCAGTCATAGTCAAACTTGTCGCGGACCGAGATGGTGCTGGCAGTACCGCCCTCGCGCAGGTCGGCATCAATCAGCTTTTGCCAGTGCTGCTTGGTTGAGTTGTCGATGTTGTCGGCAGCCAGTACACGAACTAACGTGCTCATTACGTCTTTATAGATACCCATGTCCTTCCCCCTCAATCTCCAGTGAAGTTGGTACCGCCGCCCCCGCGTCGATTACCGTCCTGATACAGCGCCTCCGGCCCAGTGGCCCGAGGGTTCTTCAATTCGTTGATGTGTCGCTGCGCGACCTGCAGTCTCATGCTGAGCTGGGTCACCAGTTCATCCAGGGCCAGGGCCTCGCCAGTTGCAGCCGCTACCCAGCCCGACGCGTTGCAGCCAGTGCAGGCCAGTTCATAAAACATGCTCTTGGTGACTGCCTTCCCCTTGCAGGTCGGGCACTGGACCAGGTCGATCAACTCCTTGCGGAAGGCCGGTCCATGGCTCTTTTTCATGCCTTTGAATCCTCGCTTTTTACGGATTCGGCATTGGCCTCGCAGGCCGCGCCGCTACTGGCCTCGGCGGCAATATGCGAATTTCCGTTTCCAGTGATGGTCGAGCCGTGAATGACGGCGAAACCCTTGCCATCAAGCCAGCCGTGCCACTTATCCAGGGCCTCACGCTTGAGCTGATCCGCCGAGGTGTGGATGTAGGTCTGCACGTTGCGGCTCAGGGTGTGGTTCACCAGCATCTCGCCGATCAGGTAGTCGACACCGAGGTCGGTCCAACCGGTGCGAGCTACCTTGCGCAGGTCATGACTGGTCCACTCACCGGCACCCAGACGGGTGAACGCGGCGCAGGCCTGGCTCTCGGTCAGTGGCCGGCCATTCTTGGACGGGAACAGGAAGGCGCCCTGGTAGCCCTTGCCCTGCTGCCAGTGGCGATAGCGATTCAACAGGGCCAGTGCCTGGTGAGTCAGCGGCAAGCGATGCTCGCAGCGCGTCTTGGTGTTCTCGGCAGGAATGAACCACTCCGGTTGCTCACCTTGGGTCATATGCGCCCAGCGCGCCATCCGGGTCTCACCCACTCGGGTTCCATGGCACAGCATCAGCAGGGCCAGCGTGCAGTCCACCGGAGCCTCATCGAACCGGATGGCCAGTTCACCAAGCACCTTCTCCAACTGCACCGTCCTCAAGCGTGCCGGCTTCGGCTTAACCCGGGCCTTGGTGAAGTCGGTGAACTTGAAGCCCGCGATCGGATTGGACGTGATCATGTGCAGCTTCGCCGCCTGGCGGAACGAGACCACCAGCACGCCCCACATCAGGCGGACGTAGGACAGTGACACCTCTTCTTGAAGTGGCCACATGGCGAGCTTGTCCAGGCTTGAACGGGTGACCTCGGAAACCGGAAGGTCCTCCAGCCGCCGCTTCAGGTGACAGCTGATGATTGAGGCCGTGGTCGACCGGCGCTTGGCGGACAGACTCCGGTCGCGGGATTGCCGATCAGCGTACCAAGACAACAATTGGCCGACTGTGTGCAGCGTGCCAGCGGCGGTCGATGCACCGGGGTCCACGGCCAGGCGCTCACGGATGCCCGGCAGCGCGCTGATCAAGCTCTTGGTTGGAAGCGCTGGATAGGTCGCTACCTTGCTCCACTTGGAGCTGACGACCAGGTACCAAGACCCGCGCTCGCGGTTCTTGTTGAACCGGAAGTAAACGCCCGGGTATCGCGCATCGCGAAGGTTGAGCACGTCAGTCTTGGCGGCCTGGCGCCGAATCTCGGCATCGGAGAAGGTGGTGAGAACTGTCTGGCTCATGCGACCACCTCGGTCTGCGGCTGCAGCAAGTAAGCGCGAATCGCCTCCAGCGCATCGATGGCGCCACGGCAGACGATCGCCAGATAACCCTGATCGAGCAGCGCCTGAATGTAGGCGTCCTGGCTCGGTGATACGGCGGCGTCGAACGGAGGCTTAGCCTTGAACTCGATGTAGAGGCCGAAGTGACCACCACGCGCCATCGGCAGCACCAAGTCAGGAACACCGGCTTTCACGCCCTGCTCTTTCAGCTTGATCGCCACCAGCTTGTGCCGGTGGCCACCGTTCGGGACGTGGTAGATCAGTTTGGCTGCAGCCGGATAGCGCAGCGCAATCTCGGTCATCAGGGCGGCCTGCTCCAGGCCTTCACGGTCGATTGGCTTGGCGCGGGTCTTCTTCGCGGCAAAAACACGGGGCTTGGCTTTCAGCATGCGGCAACCACTCCCTCGCTCATCAGCTTGGCCTGGGTGCGCATCACGCCCTCGGCGTGGTGCTGGCGGGCTTCGGCGCGGCTGATCAACTGGCTGCGGCCGTCACAGGCGTCATGGCAGGCGCTGCACGCCCAGGCGCCCTGCAGGTCGTTCGGCTTCATGCCGACGCCGCAGGTGCCGGACATTCGGTAGTGAGCCAGCACGGTGGTTTCAGGGTTGCCGTTGCAAACGCCCGGGATGCGCACCTGGCACTCCCGACCGCGCGCGGCCTTGGTCAACTTGGTCTGTCTCATGGGCGGTCGTCCTTGTGGAGGTCAACAACGGTGAAAGTGGCTGGCCACATGCGCACACCGTGGATGCGCGCCGACTCTTCGTCGCGGTACAGGCCAACGGGTGGCTGTGGCTTATTGGTGAGGTCGAGCAAGTGACCGCAGGCGTATAGGGCCCAGTGGTACTCACTGAGGTCGGGCGGCATCAGCATCGGATCGGCCATCAGAAGCGGTCCTTGTTTGCATAGCGGCGAGACAGCGGCGTTACCTTTTCGGGCTGCTCGACTGGCGTTGGCGCCCACCCAGCAGCAAGGTTTTCAAAACGGTTGTACTGGCCGAGGAAGGCAGCACGAACGGTGCCCATTTCGATATCGCGACCCTTGCCAATGATGATTTCGGCAATGCCCTTGGCTTCGGTGTTTTCGTGATAAACCTCGTCGCGGTACACGAACAGGATCACGTCGGCGTCTTGCTCGATGGCCCCGGATTCGCGCAGATCAGACGGCACTGGACGCTTGTTGGGGCGCTCTTCGCACTTGCGGGACAACTGGCTGAGCAACACCACCGGAATGCCCAACTCCTTGGCGAGCAGCTTGCAACCGCGGCTGATGCTGCTGACTTCCTCGGTTCGGTTGCCTCCATCCCCTTCGACCAGCTGCAAGTAGTCGATCATCAGGAGGTCCAGGCCGTAGCGCATCTTGTGGCGACGAGCCAGCGAGCGGATGCGGCCAATCGTCGACCCGGCACGGTCGGCGATGTAGAGCGGAGCGCTACGCAGGAGCCCGGCTGCAGCAGCAAGCTCGGCGCCGTGGCTCTGGCAGGCGGTTCCATTTTTCACCAGCGTGAGAGGGATGCGACCCTCTGAAGCCACGGCACGATCCAGCAGTTGGCCCTTATTCATCTCCAGGCTGATAACGAGCGACGACTTGCTTTGACGCACGGCCGCATCGACGATAAAGCCCATGCCAAGCGTGGTCTTACCCATTGCGGGGCGCCCGGCAACGATGTACAGGTGATCGGGCTGCAGGCCGCCCAGTTTCTCGTCCAGGTCTTTCAGGCCCGTCGATAGTCCGATGAGCGTTTCACCTCGGGCGTGGCGATCGTGGCGGTCCTGCCAGACTTCCAACTGATCGACCAGTACATCCCCGACTTTGACGATGTCGTCGTCACCGTCGCCGCAGTCGATGGCCATTGCTGCAGCCTGCACGGCGGCAATTTTCGCCTGGACATCCTCGGCGCCTTGGGCAATCTCCATGGCGTGCTCGCCCAGACTGTACAGGGCCCGCTCAATTGCCCTTTCCCGGACAATGCCGGCGTAGGTCTTGGCATTGGCCACGCTCGGCGTGTTGTTCACGATCTCGGCGCAGTAAGCCAAGGCCCGATCACCATTCGGCAGGCTGCCGATCTGCTCGCCAACCGTCAGGAAGTCCACGGCCTTGCCGTTGGCTCGAACAGCCATGATCCCGCGGAACACTTCGGCGTTCTCGGCGAAGTAGAACGACTCAGGAGAGAGATCGTCGCTCAGGGTGTCGATCAGCTCGGGGCGAATCATCATCGCGCCCAGCAGGCCGTGCTCAGCATCGAGGCTGTACGGATCACGCATGGTAGTTTCCCTCCACCACTTTGACGAAGTTGGATGGAGCGATCAGCCAGTCGAAGGTCGCCCGGAAGGCTTTCGAGCCATTGCGGCCCGGTACTCGCCCCATCAGGAAGTCCGAAGTTTTCACCTGGAAGAAGTAATCGGCCCAGAAACCGAGGTCGCGATGCACGTCGCTTTCTCGCCACCGGGACTGCAGGGTGCGCTTGCGGCCTGGATTGAGGATTGCCACTGCTGGCAATTCAGGGAGCGCTTGGTGGTACAGGTCGACAATGGCCTGGTACGGGCACGCATCCACCGTGAGCTTCTGGCGAGTAGCTTTCGGCTCGACTGGTTGACGCTCGGCGTCGGCGACTACTCCGTCAGGAGTAGTATTTGTATTTCTTTCTTTATTGTGTGGCAGGAACGCCACATTGGACGTGCTGGAAACGCCACACTGTGGCGCTCCTTTTGGCTTGTTCGGATGAGTGTTTTTCTTGTCGATCTTCCACTCACCGACCGGGGCAAAGCCGATCGGGCTGCGGCTACCGCCTTCACGGTTAATAACGCCCTGGCGAAGCAGCTCGGAGATTGCGCGGGACACGTCCTCGCGACGGATTCCGGACATCTGGGCGATGTACGAGGCCGCGATGCAGGCGCTCTCCATGTTGTAGCCAGCGGTTTGGCGGTGGATTGCCAGGGCGACACGAAGCTCGCGGCCTGACAACTCAGCCCCGATCAGGGCCTCGTACAGGTCGTTGTCCATTCGGGTGAATCCGCTTCTCGGTTGGATTGGGGTGACGGTGCTCACACGCCACCTCCGCACAGCGATGCCCGCAGGTGCTCGACGCACTCACGACGGAGTGCGGACTTCGAGGAGGCTGCGTACTGGAGGCGAATCATTTGCGCGGCATGGAGTGCGGCGGACTGGTGAAAGGCTTTCTGGTGGCTTGGTGCGCTTGCTGCGGTGTTGCTAGCATCCATTGCTGAGTGCATAATCAACCTCGTTTACTGCTGTTGAAGAAGCCGGGCTGCCACCCGGTTTTTTTATGCCTGCGATTCAGGTACTGGACGGATGAACAGCAGGACGGTCCCACTACTGGCGCAAGGCCAGGAGCTGGATAATTCGCTCCAGAATCAGGCGACTTCGATGCCGTTCGGATAGAGGTCGGGCCGCAATTTATGCCTCGACACCCCCGTTACCTTCTCGATTTGAAGGACGCGCTCAGCTGGGACTCGCCCAGTTGCACACATGCGCTGAACTGCCTGGGGCGTGCACCCAATGGCCCGCGAGAGCGCCGACTGCCCTCCGGCCTTTGTGCATGCCTCGATGATTGCGCTGGTAGTCATGATGGGTCTCTGCTGGTTTTTACAAGCAGAGATTACAAGTGCAGCTTTAAATCTACAAGCACATATTGCAGTGATACCTACAACAACAGGTTGTATATTTGGCGCATGAGCACTCTTCCTCAAAGAATCGCGCAAGCCCGCGAAAAGAAAGGCTTGAATCAATCCGAGCTGGCCAGAGCCATAGGGGTATCCCCTCAGGCTGTACAAGGCTGGGAGTCTGGTAAAGCAAGCCCTCGGGGCAACAGGCTCACTGAACTGTCAAAAATTCTGGGGGTTTCTGTTCAAGAGCTACTGGTAGGCCCTGGGCAACCGCCAGGAAGCCAGCCCTGCGAGAGCGAAACCGACCCGGCAAAGCTGACGCATCCGGACATGCGCCCGATCAGCATGTGGGATGACAGCACCCCTCTTGATGAAGATGAGATTGAAGTGCCGTTTCTAAAGGAAGTAGAGCTATCTGCCGGCTCGGGACGCTTTAGTGTCGATAGTCACAGCCGAGCAAAGTTGCGATTTGGTAAGTACACCCTCATGCGTTTAGGCGTACAGCCAAGTAACGTCATTTGCATGCCCGTGAAGGGCAACAGCATGGAGCCGCTACTTGCTGACGGCTCTACTGTTGCCGTTGATACAGGCGCCACTACCGTTGTTGACGGCAAGATGTACGGCATCTTCTACGAAGAAATGTTGAGGGTGAAAATCCTCTACCGGCTGGCCGGAGGGAAGCTTAGGATCAGGTCGTTCAACCGGGATGAGTACGAAGATGAGGTGGCTGACGTGTCGGCAGTGAACATCATCGGTCGAGTTTTTCAGGCATCTACAATTTTCTCTTGATCCAGAAATCAGCCTAAGCCCGCGATTCGCGGGCTTTTTTCCGCCCCCAATTGCAATTTCAGAGGGATACCCGTGAGAAAAATTACAATTCAAGCTTGCATGATTACAATATTTGCTTGTAGATTTGTCTCGTCGCCGGATCACCACCGGCCAGCAACAAAGGCAGCGATGGACAGGCCTCAACTGTTCAGAGGGTTGGCAACTGACCCAGGCGTGCAGCGTAAAGCGCGAAATTAGTTATCCGGCGGACCAGGGTCGCGGTCGGAGAGAAGAAAGCATCACTGAAGCGCCTGGCCTCCCGGGCGCTTTGGGATGCGGACGAGTACACACCGCACAAGCGGCCCCCTGCATCACTTCTGCCAACTTGAGACGAAGTTGGGGCATTGCTGGATTTGCCATAGGACTCCAGCCCGATCACCTGGTACTCCCCATCACCAGGCTGCATCGGTCGTGACGCTCGCCCTCCCCTGGTCCGGGAGGCAACGGCAGCGAGTGTCACGACCAATGCAGCCACCCCGAGGATTAATCATGGAAACGATCACTGAGGGCTCATGGATAGGCCGCCTCGGCCTCGGTCTCGCACCCCGTGAGCTGCAATGCGTTCTCGCGGTCGCCCAAGGCATGACCGCGAAGGAAATCGCCAAGCTGCTCGGGATCGCCCCGGGCACTGTCGAAAAGCGACTATCGGCAGCCATGTTCAAACTCGACGCGCCCCGCCGGGCTGCACTGGTCGCCGAAGCCATGAAGCGGCAGATCATCAGCCCGCTGTGTATCGTCCTGGCCGGATTGATGGCTATGCACGCCGTCATGGGCGATGCCGACCCTATGCGTCGCGACCGCCGTGTACCTGAGCGACGTATTGCCCAGGTCCGAATCATCCGCAAGGCCGAATCGTTCGACCTGCACGCCTGACCCCTGCCCCGAGGACTTCAATATGCACTCAGCTATCCAAGCTCGCCGGGATGGCCTGGCCGATCTGCGCGCCCGCGCCACTCTCGCCACGGCCGACTTCTACGCCAAGATCGGGCTATCCGCTCCGGCATCGGCGCCGCGCTTCCAGGCCGTCAACAAAGGCAATATGTGGCACATCATCGATAGGAAGACCGGCAAGACTTGCGGGTTTTGCGGTAGCTATCTGGCTGCTCAACAGTTCGTCGACGCGATGGAGGCAGCTGCAACGCGCAAGCTGGTCGGGCGGCAATGATCGGCGACCCCATCCCAGACCCGCGCATCCAGGTGCTTGAGCAGCTGAACGCGGACATCGACAAGTTCTTCGCCGCCGGTGGCCAAGCCACTGAGGTTGCTGGTTACCAGCGCACTCCCCTGCCAGCACGATCCGCGAAGGTCGACCCCGAAACCATCCTGAAGCGTCGGCGCCGCCGGCCAAGCACTGCAGAGCGCGCCGTCCTGCGGAAGCTCGCGGAGGATCTATGAGCAAGCGCAAACCGCACAACATGCGAGCCCGGATCGAGCGTGCCTGCCGGGCACTGCTGGGTACCAACCATGTGGCAGTGGTGAACATCGACCCAAGCGGCCAGCAGTGCCTGGTCAACTGGAAGAATTGCAGCCGCATCCGGAGCCGCCAGATCGTCGACGCGGTGTGCGATATCCCTCACCGCTGGACCATCTACCTGAGCGTGATGTGCGTTGGCACCAGCGGCGAGCAGTACTGCAAGTCCGTCGAGGTGGCGCCCCAGGGCAATTATCTGGCGTCGCACCTCACCGACGTAATCGAGGCCACCTACACGGACCTGCGCGCTCAGTGCAATCCCCAGCATGTCGTGGCTTCCGGCTGGATCGCTATTCCCGCAGACCTGACGCTTGAAGAGGCTCAGGCCGCTGCAGTGCTCGAGGCCGTCGGTGCCTGGCGACAGCAGAAGGTCGCTGCATGAAGCGCATTTCTAACCGCGTCCGGCACGGTCGCCGACAACAACACATCAATCTGCCGCCCAGCGGGCTTGCAAAAGAGCGAGGAGACGCGACGCATGAGAGTCGACCTTCCGGGCCAGTTCGACCTGCCTATCCAAGTTGCCCATCAATCGCCGCCAATGCCAACCGGTAGCAAGGAAGATCTGGCCGTGCGCATCGCCAAGGCTCTCGTCAAGTACGAGGCACGGCCTTCGTCGGCGCTCTGGATCGAAATACAGGCCTGCGCCAGCGCAATCCTCAAGTAACCACCATGCCGCGCCCGGCCACGGAGGGCGGCACCACCCTGAGGAACAATCATGAAACCAGAAATGATCACCCTGAAGCACGGTGACACCACGATCAAAATGCCGTCAGCATCCTTGGCGAAGCTGGCAATCGCCAGCGTGTTTGCTCAGGCGCTGCCGCCAGCGGCCAATGTTCAGCCGATTGTTCAGACTGGCATCCCTGCTGTCGGCCAGCCATGGCCGGGCCAGGGTGGCATCAACGCCGGCCTGGTTGCTGCTCGCGGAGACGTGCCGGAGCACTACCTGATCATCGCCGCCAAGGACATCGGCGACCGCGCCTGGGGCGGCTACCGGGAAGAGTCGAAGGCGACCAGCAAGACCGACGGCAAGGCCAATACCGAATGGCTGTGTAACGAAGAAACCGAACACCCGGCCGCCAATGCCTGCGCCGAGCACCAGGCTGATGGTCACCATGACTTCTATCTGCCCGCAGCAGCCGAGCTCTGCCAGGGCTGGGTGAACTGCCCTGAGGTGTTCGCCCAGGACTGCTACTACTGGTCGAGTTCGCAGCGCTCCGCCTACGGCGCGTTCTTCATGACCTTCGTTGCTGGCTTTCAGGACAGCATCGTCAAGTACAGCGAGCTCCGCGTCCGCCCCGTCCGCAGGTTATTCATTTAATCCTTCATTCATTCGAACAGGGGCGCATCAGCGCCTTTTTTGTTGCCTTCAGAAAGGAGCAACACATGAGCGCAGTAGAGAAAGTGGCACCTGCAATTCAGTTTCCCGAGATCGGCGAGCCCTTCGGTGGCGGCTTCTTCTCCGGCATCACCGTCGAGAACGGTCAGCGCTACGCCAACATCACCGCCGGTGCCGAGCATGAGCTGGTCGGTGAGTGGGGTGAATGCGGCGTCAAGATCGACGGCGCCGACAGCTTCACCGATAGCCGCGCCAACACGGAGGCCATGGCCGCGTCCGGCAGCGAGCTGGCACAGCAGGTTCTGGCCCTGGAAGTCGGCGGCTTCACTGACTGGGCAATCCCAGCCCGCGACGTGCAGGAGCTGCAGTACCGCCACTTCAAGCCGACCAGCCGTGAGAACTACTGCTGGAACCGTGACGGCGACAACCCCAACAGCCTGCCGGTGGGCCTGCTGTATACCGAAGAGTCGCCAGCCAAGACCCAGGTGCCGGGCTTTGCCGAGGGCGAACCTGAAGCCTTCCAGGCGCGCTGGTACTGGTCATCTTCGCAGCGCTCCGCCGGCAGCGCATTCTACTTGTACTTCGGTGATGGCTATCAGGACGACCTCGGCAAGAGGGCGACGAGCTCCGCGTCCGCCCCGTCCGCAGGTCGCTTATCGATTAATTCGCTTATTCAATCCGGCCGCTCGCGGCCGGTTGCTCAAGGAGGAGCACTGTTGTGGCAATGCACACCGATCTATCGATCTACAAGTCTTCGCTTGGCCTGCTGCAAATGGCCACGAACCTGACTCGGAACATTCCGCGCGACCTGAAGCAATCACTCGGCAAGCGGGTTATCGATGAATGCATCGATGTGCTGATGCTCATCGCCCGGGCCAATGCCACGCAGGACAAGCGCCCGCACCTGACACGACTGGTCGAGAAGGTCCAGGTGATCGAATTCCTGATGCGGCTGTTCAAGGAAAGTCGATTCATCAGCGTGCCGCAGCACGCCAAAACGATGGAGATCACCACTTCTATCGGCAAGCAGGCCAACGCCTGGAAACGCTCCACCCCAACCGCGCCCGCTACCTGAGAGTTACGGCTTTCTGGTCTGTGCGAATTGAACCTGGTCGTGCCGCTGACCTTTGGTCACCGCCATGCGCACCCTGGATACCGCCGGTCTAAAGCGTCCGTGTAGGTCCAGCGCAGTTTGCTCGCTGAAGATTCGGCGGGCCGACGTAGATAGCACGACAGGTCGCAGCGCTCCGCCAACAACGCATTCAACATGAACTTCGATGATGGCAATCAGAACAACAACGACAAGAACAACGAGCTCCGCGTCCGCCCCGTCCGCAGCTTCAACGCCCTACCCGTTCAGCGATCTGGTCCAAGCTTATTACGACTGCCGGCGCTCCAAACGCAACAGCGCCAGCGCGCTGGCTTTCGAAATGGCTCTGGAGCAGAACCTGACGGCGCTCCATCGCGACCTAGTCACCGGCCAATACCGGCCAGGCCGCTCTATCTGCTTCGTGGTCACCCGGCCCAAGCCCCGCGAGGTGTGGGCCGCCGACTTCCGCGACCGCATCGTGCACCACCTGCTGTACAACCACATCGGCCCCGGCATCGAGCGCAGCTTCATAGCGGACAGTTGCGCCTGTATCCGAGAGCGCGGCACGCTGTACGCCGCAAAGCGCCTTGAGGCGAAGATCCGCAGCCAGACGCAAAACTGGTCGAAGCCTGCCTTCTACCTGAAGTGCGACCTGGCCAACTTCTTCGTCGCCATCGACAAGCGCGTGCTGGCCAGCCAGTTGTCGGCCAGGCTCGCTGAGCCATGGTGGCAGGCCCTGGGCCTGCAGCTGCTGATGCATGATCCCCGCGAGAACTACCAGATCCGCAGCCCGGCGCACCTGTTCAACCGGGTGCCGCAGCACAAGCGCCTGACCGCGCAGCCTGCGCACCTGGGACTGCCGATCGGCAACCTGTCGTCGCAGTTCTTCGCCAATGTCTACCTCGACGCCCTCGACCAGTTCTGCAAGCACCGGCTCGGGGTCAAACACTACGTGCGCTATGTCGACGACTTCGTGCTGCTGCATGAATCGTCGCAGCAACTGAACGCCTGGAAGGCCGAGATCGAAGCCTTCCTGCCGAAGCTCGGCGCCCGACTAAACCCGAAGAAGACCATCCTGCAGCCGATTGACCGGGGCGTTGACTTCGTCGGACATGTGATCAAGCCGTGGCGGCGCACAACTCGGAAGCGGTCAGTGGCCCAGGCCATGAAGCGCGCCGCTGCAGCGCCAGCCGAGCAGCTCCGCGAGACCGCCAACAGCTACTTCGGCCTGCTCACCCAGGCCAGCCACAGCCAGAAGGACCGGGCGGAGCTTGCCAAGCTGGTGTTGCGCCGCGGGCATGTGGTCAACGGCGCGCTGACGCAGACCTACCCGAAACGATAGCGCTATCACCCAATGCGCGGCGCACCCTCACCCAATCCCAGGCCTGACCTGTACCGGGCGATGGCAATGATCTGACGCAGGCAGATGACCACCTCTTTCTTCAGCTGGTCGTCCGGAAGCCCGATCTTCTTCAGCATTGCTTCTGCCTCTTCCTCGATCGAGGCAAGGGCTTCGGTATCGCTTTGCAATGTCATGGCGACCTCCATCAGGTCGTATCGGACTTCAAGTGATAGACCACTTCACCAACTAGCGCCACTCCGGCGAGGTATACCCATGCCCACAGAAAACCGATCCAGCAACACCGAACAGATGGTCAGCGTGCCCTGGAACTTGGCCGTGTCATTGGCTGAGGACTGGGACATCTCTCTAACCAAGGCTCGTTCAAAGATGCGCACCCTCCTCGACCAGCCAGCAGCCCAGAATCAGGGCGAGCCGGTGGGCTGGACCTACGAAGGCGGGAAGGAATACACCGCCTGCCCAGATCATGCGCACGACCTCAGGGCGGAAGGCATCGAGGTAAGTCCTGTCTACCGCCACCCACCAACCGCCGACGGCTTCAGCGCCGGTGACATGGCCGACCAGGGTGCCAAGGCGTTTGCTGCGCGGGATAGCGAGGTTGAACAGTTGAAGCAGCAAGTCCTGGTTGCACGCGCCCAAGGTCGAGCCGAGGCAGTCGAGATGATCCTCGACCTTGAAGCTGAGACTGGTCTGGACGAATTCATCGGCAGTCACGCCATCGCCGACACCGGAGATTACGGCAGCCACTGGAAAGAGGACGAACTTCGCCAGCATTTCGATGTTGATCCGGCAGCAGCCGGAGAATTGGAATTGTGCCGGTACAGTGCACACCAAATCATCCAACTTGAGGATGAAGCGGAGCGCCTTCGCACCCAGATGACCACGCAGAAGTCGTGGATGGATCGTTTCGTCGAGTACTGCACCGAATCGGGCGTGCCCGAGGACCTGCTGGCCGAATACAAGGCCATCACTTCAGCCGCACCCTGACAAGAGTACACTTGTACTCTTTCTGATTTAACCCCTCTCCCCTCTATTGAATAGCCGCTATATGGCGGCCAAGGAACAATCGTGCCTGTTGAAAAGATTGCCCTCGACTCAATCGACCTGGATGCCCTGCACGTCGCCGCCAAAGCCGCTGCCGATAACGTGATCCGCTCTCACGGCTGGAAAGGGATGGTCGAAGACGCCGACCTGCCCCGAACTGACGAGCGATACGTGTCACTGGCTGACCCTGCCGTGATCGCAACGATCGTCACTGATCTGCAGAACCTTCGCAGGGCCCTAGGAGGAATGTTGTTCGCCTTCGACGATGGTGTTGGTCAGGACTGGTCGCGGGACCTTCTGGACTACGCCCGCAAGATCACGCCTGCAGTCGAGTTCAAGCCATGACCCGCCTCGCCCTCTGCCTCCTGCTGCTGGCCACCCTGACCGGCTGCAGTGAGCCTGAAAAACCAGCCGCAACCGTTGCAGCTGGTGACTACCAGGTCGACAAGCTTTTCACCGTTGAAGGCTGCACCGTTTACCGCTTTCTCGACAGCGGCGGCAACAAGTACTTCACGAACTGCTCGGGCACTATGGCCTGGAGCGAGGACTGCGGAAAGGGTTGCGACCCTCAAAAAGGGATAACTGGCGGTGCTCACCACGCTGAGCGCCAGCTCTCCCCGCACGAACAAGACAACACCCCTATCCCAGCAATGGCGCCAGTGCGCTGGAATGAAGAGAGGTATCAGCTGTGAAACTGACCGACAATCAGCGGCGCATCCTCGGTGCTCTGCGTGAAGTGTCCCGCGCAAACGTACTTCGGTACCGGGAGAAAACCCCGTACCTGTACGAGCAAGACTGCAAGAAGCTGGCCCGGGGCGATCAGGCCTGTGCCTTTGGGCTTGGAGGGCTGAGCTACCAGGTGGGCGCCCGCCTCGACCTCTCAGCTGCATCTGTGCTCAGCACATTCAAGGCTCTGGAGCGGAAAGGCCTTGTCCTGCGCGAGTCCAGCTACCCCGAGTACCACCGCCCGCGCTACTGGTGGCCTGTCGGCCTCGCTGCTGAGATGGCGGCACAGCTACTTCCTGCCGAGGGGGTGGCGCCATGAAGACCCATTACTCCCCGCACCCACAGGATGATTCTGAAGAGCAGGCCGTCTGCGGAACTTGGCTTGGCGAGGCCAGCAACTTGTCTGGCGACTGGTCCCGCGTGGACTGTCGGCACTGCATCAGGAGAAAGGGGGAAATATCGTCGTCAATCGCTGCCGAGGAGGATGCAATTGTCCAGCAGATGGGCGACATGGCTAGTTTCATGCGTGAGCAGCGTTTGGATGTAAAGCGAGAGGTGACGCCATGATCCTCCTACCTATCGCCGCCCCGCTCTATATGGCCTGGATGATCTGGAAGGGGCCGAGGTCATGAGTGACGAACTGAAACCGTGCCCTCAATGCAGCAGCGACAACCTGGAGATCGACAGCAGCTCAAGCCTCAGCCTCAGCTGGGTGATCTGCAACGACTGCGACTTCACCCTCCAGAAGAAGGTGCCCGAGGAGAACATCTGGCGGCACTGGAACAAGCTTAAGCCCGCGCCGAAGCCCTAACCCCTCCCCCTACAACAACTCAAGCCTGCCGGTAGGCGGGCATGGAGAGCTATTGCCATGACGAAAGAAGAGCTGGCCAGCCTGCCGGAGAAGGTCAAGGTCGCCATCGAGGCAGGCAAGGTTGCGGCAGCGGCCTGCAACAACGATGGCGGCAGCGCCAACCTCGATCGCGTCGTAATCCCGGTACCGGGCCTGCGCGCAAGCCAGTTGCCCACCCTGCCCGGTTATGTGCAGAAGAAAAGCCGCTATCACCAGCAAGGTATTCACCTTGACACCCCGTGGCCAGGTATCGGCAACCGGCGCAGTGCCGGCGTTCGCGCCATGCACGAATCCCTCAAGACCCAGGGCGTCGACTGCTACGTCTATTACCAGGTCGATTAACCCCTCCCCACCCCTGCCGCCATACGCGGCGTGGAGAACCATATGAACACCCATTTCCTGCTCATGGCCCAATACGGTGGCCAGGCAATCATCCCGCTCGATCGCGTGTGCCTCGACTACTTCAGCCACCTCACCCCAGAGAAGATGAAAGGCAAGGTAGCCAGGGGCGAGATAAACCTACCGCTCATCTGCATGGAGGCGAGCCAGAAGTCAGCGCGCGGGGTACACCTGAATGACCTGGCCGCCTACCTGGACGCACAGCATGCCAAGGCTAAGACCGAGCACGACAAGCTCATGGGTCGCGGTCTTCGACGCGTCTCTTGATCCTCCTCTGGGCCTCGATTACGGGGCCCGATATCACCTTCTCGATCCACTCCCACCCTTTATATGGATCGCCATTCCCCCGCAGGTGCGTATAGCGCCTCATCGAGTTCCAATCCCGGTGACCGGAAACAGAGGCCACCTTCGGGATATCCCACCCCATTTCGAATAGCCGGCTGACGCCATCGTGGCGGAGGTCGTGAAAGTGCAGGTCATCAATTTCGAGGAAGTTACACGCCCTAGTGAATGCTGCCGACACTGATCGTGAGTTGTACGGGAAGGCCTCAGCTGCGACTTTCGGCATGGACTGCATGATGTTCCAGGCCTCGTCGGGCATGTGGCACCACACGTCGTTGCCGTGCTTCTGGCCCGGGTTTTTCATGTCGGTGATCAAAGCCGACTGCTCTTTGTCATTGAGCGCATCCCAGCGTATCCGCGTGATTTCTTCCTGGCGGCGCGTGGAGAACAGCGCGAAGACCACCACCCGGACCATATCTATCTCTTGCTTTCGACGGTCGCGCATCTCGGCGAAGTACTTCAGGATTCGATCCAGCTCGTCGAGCGTTGGTCGACGGTTGCGCTCGCGGCTCTTGCTAACCGCTCCCATCTTGCGCAGCACCTTCCGTGCGTCAGGCATCGCGTTCGGGTCGACGTCATAGCCCCAGGCTGGTCGGGCCACAGATAGCACGGCGCCGAGGTGAGCCAGGTCATTGCCCACGGTCTGCGCCTGAATACCGTCTTTCTCCATCCGGCCCAGGGCGTATTCCACCAGCTTCTGGCTGGTCAGGTCCGTGTCAACGATGTCACCAAGCCACGTTTCCTTGATGGCATTCAGAGTCGCGCGCTTAGTCTTACCCAGCGGTCTGAGCTTCTCGTACTGGTCAAGGTACCGCTCAATCATCTCCCTGACCGTCACGCCGTCTCGATTGGCCTTCTCAATCGCGCCCGGCTCATGCAACTCAGCCTCGCGCTTTCTGATCCATGCCTGAGCGGTGGTCTTGCGATCGAAGGTCTGACTTTCCTGATAGACTGTCTCACCCTTCTTCATAATTCGGATCTGCGCGGTATACGCGGCAGAGCCGTCCTTGCGCTTTCTGAGTGTGATGGATCCCAT